TCATGCGATCTTCTCCCCGCGCGGCTCGACCGCGGGCCAGTGGGTGACGCGCAGCCGCTCCCGATTGGGATGGGTCATCAGCCAGCATCGCAGAGCCTCGTCATGGCTGGGGCGGGCCGGCGCCGCGGGCGCGGCAAGCGAAAAGGCGGCGGCGAGGCCCGCCCCGAGCAAGGTCGAGGGGGCCGCGATCGTTCTGGTCATGGCGGATCCTGTTCAGCGAGGGTCGGAGGGGGCGGGCGCCGGGCCGTTTTCCCTGAGCAGGAAAGCGAGGCAGCCTTCGCCGGCGGCGAGCCAGCAAATGGTGGGGTTGAACTGGGCGAGGCCGGCGAGGATCCCGGCGATGCCGGCATGGGTCGAGGGCTCGCGCAGCCGTGCCCCGACATAGTGCAGCATCTTCATCCTTCCGCTCCCTTCAGGCACAGCGCCACTTCGCGGGCGCGGCGGCGGACGAGGCCGGGCAGGACTCTGCCGCCGGCCTTGTCGAACAGGGCGATGCGGCCGCATCCTTCGCGCCAGCGGCCGGTCTGGAACCGCCACATCGCCGAGGAGCGGCAGACGCCGGCCACGCCGATATTGTGGGCGAGGTCGGTGAGCGCCGCCCACACCAGCGGCCGTGCGGCAAGCGCGGGCGGGCCGCAGCGATAGACGCCGACCGCCTCGCGGCTGAGATCGCCCTCGAGCAGCACGCTGCATTGCCGGTCGCTGTAGCGGCGGCCGACCTTCACCTCCGGCCCGGTATGGCCGAAGCAGGTGGTCGGGACCGGCCGGCGCGGCAACCGGTCGAGATAGGCGACATTCCTCTTGCCCTCGAAGCCCATGGTGAGCGGCGCGGCGAGGGCGCAGGCGGCGGCGATCGCGGCGGCCAGGGCGGAACCCTTGAGCCGCCTGGGCGCAGCCGCGGGCGCGGCTTGGGGCGCGCTCATCTTTTCGCCACCCCGACCCGGTCGAGGCATTTGTCGACGTCGATCCGCTCGGCCGGCGTCAGCGACCGCCCGAGCGCATCGACGACGGCGCGGTAGATCGGCACGCGCGCATTGGGCGCCATAAGCCCCTCCTCTCGCTGGTGGTGGTGTGGTGGTGGTGGCGGTGATTGCAGGGGAGCGGAGCCCCGTCCCGCCATTGTTCCCCGGCGAAAGCCGGGGCCCAGAACGACGCCGGCGCGGACATATTGTCATCCCGGACTTGATCCGGAATCTAGGAACACGGTCGGCGAGTATTCTCCCAGGCCGAGGTCAGATCCGAGCCCCGCCCTCACGCTTCGACGCCTCGTCCCGCCGGTCGAGCAAGGCCCGCGCCCAGTCCGGCGTCTCCGCCTCGACCCGCAGCGCCCCGAGCCGCGCGCAGGCGACGTGCAGCCTCTCCGCGCATCTCTGCACGGTCCGCGCACTGTCGACCTTCGCGCACATCAGCGGTCGAGCCTCTGGATCACCGCCGTCAGCGCCCCCAGCGACGCGGCCAGCGCCTTGTCCGCGTCGAGCCGCGCCTGGTCGTAGGCCATGCGCTTGGCGTCGGAGCTCCGCTCCCGCCAGATCAGATAGGCGACGAGCAGCCCCATCGGGCCGAACTGGCCGGCGAGCGGGAGGATGTCGGACACGGCCATGGCATCTCCTCGCCGGCCGGTTCGGGCCGATGGGGCTTAAATGTAGGAAGTTGGGGCGCGGGCTTCAGGCGGCTCGAACCGCGCCGCCCGTCTGTTCTTCTATTGTTCCTGAACCGATGCTTTGATATGAGGATGATTCATCCGTTGCTCGCAACGGCCGAGAGAAAGAGGATGGTAGCTATGAGCGGGACGCTTCTTCGTACCATCGCGTTTTTCGCCATGATCAGCGCCGCGACCGCCGCAGCCGCCGCTCCGAAGCCTCAACTGCTGAAGCGGCACGGAATCGTCTACGGCGTTCGCGGCATCGACCCCTTCCTTGACTGCAAAGGCGTGGATCCTTTGGCCCTATGCAGAGCCTACTCGCTCGCCGGGACCATTGGCTCGGTCGAGTATTACATGGATACGCAGCGGATCAGCGGTTTCATGCTCCGGACCAGGAGCGGCCGAAGGGAAATGCAGAATGTCGATCCGTGGGACCTCCCGCTGGGAGCCTATAGCCTGATCCGGCCCGGCCGTCGCATCCGCGTAAGGGGGACTATCATGGGCATGGGACATGTTGAAACTCCGAGCGAAATCATCGCCGAGCAACCTCGGTAACGAGTTCGGCGTGCGAAACCGCGTCCTTCCTGTTCCTTCTTCGTTCGCCACTTTACCGCCGCTCACGCTCCTGAGTTCGCGGGAGCGGCGGTGAGCGACGATGAGGTTGAACTTGCTGCCGCTGCTGGCGCGGCTGCGGTTCCTCGCTCATGTCGCCGTAGACGGCCCGCTTGACGGAATGTTTCGATCGATGCTCCGGCAGCGAGCCGATTTGACGTTCACGGCCGGTAGACGTCTCGCAGAGGCCGTCGGCTGGTCAGTACCAGCTCTCGAAATCACTGACATATTGGCGCCCCACGCCCTGCCAGGCCGCCGGTGGGCTCCCAGGATGCCGGGCCCGCTCTCATCCATGCCGAAAGCTACCGCGATCACCGGCCTCGAGGAGGAAGTCTCTTCAATCGGCGTTGCAGCTGCTCCGTCCTGTCGAGGTTCTTGTCAATCATGCACATCAGAACGTCGAAACGGAGATCGTGCTTCGTGCATATCCTGTCACGCTGCGCAAACCAGCCTTTCTGCTCCCGTCTGAGGGAGCGGGCCTGCGGCGGCGGGAGGCGATGGCCAAGATCGGCGGAGACGCGATTGAGTTTAAAATAGGTCCTGTCCAGCTCGGCGCTAAGGCAATCCACAGTCCCGTAATAGGTCTCGTGACCTTTCTGGGCCGACAGGCAGATATCAGCCGGGGTCGTTCCTTCCACCGCTGCCTCGATGCAGGCCTGTTTTCCCGATTCGGTATGGCCCTTCGGAGTCGACAGACAGGCATTCAGCGGGGGGACAGCCTTCCGGTGTCCGGCGGCCGCGGACACGGCAGCAGGTGCCATCGCTCCACCGAGGACGAATATGGCAGCTGCGGCGAACGCGATCGCAGCGCGCGATTTGAGAAGGAGTCCAAAGCGGCTCATACCTGTCCCCGGCACTATCTTCCCTGTGCTTCTTTTGTTCCTTCTATCAGCAGGGGCAATGTGATGTCCATGCTTTTCGCGGTGGAAGCGCCGCTGATTTCGAAAATCACTCAGCGGCCGCGACCGGCAGATCGCCGTCCTGCCGTTGCGCCTCGTCCGCGATCCACGGAAAGTCAGTGCCCGTTCAAGATCTGGTGAGCCCTTTGTCGCTCGCGCTCCCACCCATGGATGAGATTGTCCTCATGATGGGCGGCGGCACGCAAGCGCGCTCGTGCGGCTGGATTGGCGCGTTGAGCTCGGTCGAGCAAGCCGTCCCGCCGACTTATATGAGGCGCAGACCGCGCGTCGTTGATGGCGTCGATAAGCGCAGCATCATAACGTGCATCGTCTCTGTGTAAGCTTCGATCGGCGCTCCCGATTGCCCGCGATATGATGCCGGGGGCGGCGTTGTGAAACTGATCGGCCACAGACCAGGCCAATTCTCGTACGGCGTCGCTTCGGGCCTGGAGATCGAGCCCGGTCGATTGGGCGACACGCCTCACTGCGGGCTCATAATGGGTGCGCTGCATGAAGGCGTGCTGCAGAGCTTGGAAACCGATTGGGTCTCGAGCGGCGATTCTTCGCCACTCCGCCGCGAATTGCGGCTGACCCGGCGCCAAGCGGGCAAGCTCGGGCGCATATCGTCTTACCTCGGGGCTGGCGGCGAATTCCCTGGCCGTCCCGGTTCGAGTGGCCAATTGATAGGTTCCGTAGGAAATGCCGCCGCGATCGCCCACGCCCGTCGATACGAGGCCTGGATTGGGCCCTCTTCCACTGGTTTCACGCTCCGCCGCGAGCGTTCCCAACTCGCTGGTCTGTCGCCGGGCCATATTGCCAGGCTGTGACATCAGCGGGTGCGCTTGCCGGCCGGGCAGCCCTGCCGGCGCGGAAGGCCTCCCGGGCGCCGCCTCCACACCCCTCGTCGGCGGTTGCGCGCCGTTGCGCCGCATCGCAGCCGGGGGAGCGGAATCGGCCGGATGGCGGCCGTTAGGCGCCTGCAACGCTGCGAGCATGAGGGACGGCGGAACGGGGTCGCCCAGGATGGGCGCAGGCGAGGGTGCCGCTTGCGCGCCGAGGTCGCCCCAGCTGTGCGGAACGGCTGGCTGCAGAAGAGGCTGGCCGTCCGTTCCCACTGAGCCGGACAGCAGATCGGGCATGGACGGAGCGGCCGGCCAAGGCTGCGGCCACCGGGCGAACCGGTCTGCGGCGGCCCCCGCCGACGGGTCCGGCGCTTCTACGGCCTGCGGGTTTGCGACGAGCGCCTGAAACGGATTCGGGGAGGGCACCGCCAACGGGTCCGGGCTGAGCATTGGGGAGGAGCCCGCCGAGGGCATAGCCGATGGGCCGATCGCCGAACCGCCCGAGTCCAGCATCGGCGGCAGCTGCCGGCCGAAGAACGGCACGATCGGCGGCATGTCCTGCTCGGGCTGAGGGCCGCTGCTCCAGTCGATTTCCCAAGGTTTTGGCATGTGAGGCCTTTCGATGCTGGCGGCCATCCGACAGTCGTCGCGACGGTCTGGAACGGAGAATTGCTCTTATTCACAAGAAAGGGGCTCGCGGCCGAAGTCCGCCTGCGGCGGGTGGCCTAGCGCCAGGCTCCGAAATCAAGCGGAATGGGCATTCCCGCGCCGACGGCGGCGGCAGGCTCCCAGGAACCGGCCGCCTTGGCGTCGCCGCCCTTGAAGCGATAGCCGTCGACCACCGTTCCCGGCGCCGGCTGCGCTTGCCGTTGCCGGCGGAATCGGGCGGCCGCGATCTTGGCTCCCGACAGATAATCGCCGTCGAGATAGGCCTGCGCCTGCGCAATGCCGTCGCCCAGATCCGCCTTGCCGAACAATCCGCTCAGCCCCGGGCCGACGCCGCTCAATATTCCCATGTCCGTTTCCTCTTTCGCTATTTCGGCACGAAGCTGGAGGCGACCGACGCCGCAGCCAGCAGCTGGCTAAACAGGGACGGCGTCGAAATCGTCGTGCCGGTGCCGCTCGACGTGCCGTTCGACGCCACATTCTGCCCGGTGAAGAGCTGGAACGGCGTCGCCCCGAACAATTGCCCGCCCGCCTGCAGCTGGGCGAGCGGCGCCAGCGCATAGGCCTGCTCGACCTGGCGCTGCGCGTCGCCGAGCGAGGCCAGCGCGCCGAGATCGGCCCGCGTATTGGCGCCGTAATCACTGCCGAAGCCGTTCAGCGCGCTCGCCGCGGTGAGCTGGCGGTTGAGCCCCGCCTCCCGCTGCTGCGCGTTGAACAGGTTCGCCGCATTCTCCGCCGAGGCGCCGAACTGCGCCGCCTGGTCGGCGCGGGTCAGGTAATCCCGATTGAGCTCGTTATGCGCATCGGCGGCATAGCGGGACGCATCGTTCTGCATCCCCGCCTGGGCGAGCGCGAACTGGTTCGACGCCCCCTGATTGGCCAGCGACGCAGCGTTCTGCGCCGCCGCGCCGAATTGCGCCGCCTGGCTCCGCGCATCGGCATTGGCGAGGCCGGTCTGCGCGTCGAGCTGGGCCTGGCTGAGCGCGCGCTGGTTGGCGGCGGCGGCGTTGGCGGTCGAGACTCCGGTACGATTCTGGGCGTTGAACAGGCTCGCCTGCTGGCGGTTCGCCGCGTCGAACTGGGAAAGGCCGGCGGCGCGGTCGAAGCCGTCGCTCAGCAGCCCGGCCTCGCTCGAGCTGCGGGCGCGGGCGAGATTGCCCTCGAGCTCCGCCTGGGCGATGCCGAAGCGCGAGCCGCCAAAGGCGCCGTTGCGCGCGCCCTGCGCCTCCAGCGCCGCCCTTTGCTGCCCCGCCTGCCGGTCGAAATCGGCCATCGCCGAATTCACCACCTGGTCGCGATACGGGTTCATGTAATCGGCGAAGCCGGAGAGCAGGCTGGCGGCATGGGCGTCGCTCGCCCGGCCATTGGCGACGGGATCGATCCCGACCCGACCCGCCTGCGCCGCCGAATAGCCGTTCGCGCCCACTTCGCGCGGATTGGCCAGCGCCGCCGGCGTCCAGGTCGACGCATTGCCCCGCGCCGCGCCGTAGCCGGCGGCGCCGGGGACATTGCTCGCCGGCGCGTTGGCCGCGTCGAGGGCGATGTTCGACGCGGCATTGGCATTGCCGGTCCACAGGCCGAGCCGGTCGGCATTGCCCCATGCCTGCTGCTGGAGCGGCGAGGCGGCGGCGACGAAGGCATTGGGATCGGCGTCCAGCATCGATCCGATGCGGCCGGTATAGTCGGTCAGCGAATCCGTCACCCAGGACGGGTTCTGGGGCGTGGTCGTCGCGTTCTGCGTCTGGTTGCTGCTGCTCGTCTGGGTCGACTTGCTCGAGGAAAGGCCCATCTTCGTTCCTTGGTAAGAGTGGATCCCGGGCCTCAATAGGAGCGGATTCCGGGGGAGATCGGGCGGAGGAAGGAGGAATAGAGGGATTCGTCATAGGGCTGCTGGGCCAGGGTCGGCGCCGCATGGTCCGCCCCGCCGCCGGGCCCGATCGGCCCGCCGGTCGCGGCGCCGGCGAACGGAGCGTCGAAGCCGGGCAGAAGCGGCGCGTTCCGGGCGGCCGGGCGGAACGGATTGCCGCTCCGCGGCAGCCCGTAGCCGGGCATGGCCGGGCCCGGCCGGTAGGCCCCCGGGTTCGGCACCAGGGTCGCATTGAGGAAGGACGGCAGCGCCGGCGGCTGCCAGGCCGGCGCGAAGCTGCGCTGCGGCGGCGCGACCCGATTGTCGATCTGGGCCGAAGCGGGGGCCGCGGGCGCGGGCGAGACCTCCGAAATGAGCGGCGCCTGCCGCGGCAGCGGCGTACCGGCGAGCAACGGATGCGGCGCCGCGGCAAACCGGGGGGCGGGCGGGTCCGCGAGCATCGGCGGCGGCGCGGGGCGGGGCGGCGACGCGAAGACGGGGGCCGGCGCAAAGACCGGCGGCGGGTCGATCGCGGCAGGCGGCGGCGGCGGGGCGGAGGGGGCAGGCTGCGGGTAATCCGGCGCCTGCATCTGCGGCGCAGCGGACGGCCCCGGCGCGAGGGCGGGATCGGCCGCCCCGTGCCCCAGGAGATGCGCCTCCCGCTGGTCGAGCCACGGCTGCATGCCGGGCTGGCCGGCAAATTGCCGGCGCAGCGCATCGTTGCCGGCGAGCATGGGATCGGGCGCCGGGAGCGGCGTCCCCTGCGGCGCCGGACCGGGCTGCGCCAGGCGCCGGCCGGGATCGGCGACGCCGCCCCCGCCGCCGCCCGCATCCTGTCCGGACTGCGCGAGCTGGAGCCGCATCATCTCCTGTATCTCCGGCGGGAACATGCTCAGGTCCATCGGGCGAAATCCTTCCTCAGCGTCATTTGATGTGGCTCGTAGCCATGCTCTTTCAGCAGCCGCGCCCAGCCCGGCCGGCTCTCGACCAGGGCGCCGAGCGCGCCGATCGAACGCAGCCACGCCTCCGCCCGGGGCCGCAGGGTGGCGACGACCTGCTTGGGATCGCCGGCCGCGATCAGCACGTGGCCGTCATAGGCGCCGGTCGGATAGTGCCGCAGCTCGACGATCAGCGCCGCCTCGGCACAGGCGAAGATCCGCGCGCTGTCGCCGCTGATCCGCGCGTCGAGATGCTCGATCGCGCAGAAGCGCGGATCGAGCGCCTTTTCGAACGCGCCGCGCCAAGGACGATAATCCGCCCACTGGACGTTTGCGGGTCGGCACGCGGGGCTCATCTTTGCCCCGCCGGCACCACGTCGAACAGCACTTTGCCGAGCCGCATGAACGAGCCGGTCGCCGCGCCGCCGGAAAATTTGACGGCAAGGATCCTGCCGGAGGCCCGGAAGTCCTTCTTCGTTGTCGTCGGCGTCAGCGTATAGGGACCCTTGACGACCGCCGCCGATTGCGGCCGGTCGCGGCAGGAGAGGGTCAGCGAGATATTGCCGAGCTGATCCTTGAAGTCCGGCACGATGCCGCGGACCAGCATCCGCCGCCCGCTCTGCTCGATCGACTGGTCGCCGCTCTGGATGAACCAGTCGAGCGCGGCGCCGTTGGCGTTGCTCCCATATTCATGGAAGTAGCCGATGCCCGCCGCGTCGACGCCGATGCAGTTGGTGATCTTGATCTGCGCCGCCCCGCCCGGCGCGAGCATCCGCTGGATCAGCGGATCGTCGAGGAAGGCGGTGCGGGCGAGCGCGCCCTTGAACCAGGCGACGTCCCGGGTCGAGAAAGCGACGTAATTCGTGCATTCGGCGCTGCCGCCGCGCGGATAGAACCACCAGATCTCGCCATGGCGGGACACCGGGGTGGCGAACATGCGCGACAAATTGGTGTCCCGCGTCCGGTTGAGATTGTCGTTGAGGTCCTTGAGCAGGGGGCATTCGACATGCTCGGGCAGCATGCCGACCGTCCAGGTCCAGAACCGTCCGTCGCTGCCGTACCAATAGGCGCGTTGGTCGACGATCACGGCCGCGGTCTGGCAATAGAGGCCGCAATCGGCGGCGATCTTCTCGAAGCGGTAGGTCTGGCCGGGATCGCCGAGGAATGTGCCGAGGAACAAGGCCGTGTCGGTCCAGATGACGACATGGTCGCCGACGATCGCGCCGGCGACGATCCGGCCGGGCCCGTCGAGGATATGCTCGAACGCGTTGTTCGTCGCCATGCTGTCCCAGGCGGTCGGATCCTCGAGGTCCGACCCCCGGATGCACATCGGGTTGACGATCCCCGACAGCGCCTCATTGGCGAACAGGGCGAGCACCTGGCGCTGCGGCGTGACGAGGATGCCGGCGCCGACATAATAAGGCGCGTTCGGCAGCGCGCCGGCGTCGGCGCCGGTGTCGCCCTGCCAGCGATAGATGGTCCCGCCTGCGCTCTGGGCGAGCAGGTCGTTGCCGTAATTGGCGAAGGACCACAGGCCGGTCTCGGCGATGTCGGCCGCGGGGGTGATGTCATAGAGCGCGCCGCCGGTCTCGACATAGAGCCGCGCCGTCGTCCCCATGGCGCAATAGAAGACATTGCCGATCGTCCAGGCGTGGAGCGAGCGGCAGGTGCCGAGCAAGGCGGCGCGGCCGGTCGTCGACCAGCCGCCGATCACCTGCGGCTTGCCATCCCGGAAGCGGACGTTGGAACCGTCCGTCCACCGGCCTTCGGCGGCGAAGCTGGTATCGTCGGAGACGAGCCCCGGCGGCGGCGAGAAAGCTGTGAGCAAGACTCCTCCGATCAGGGGCTTTTGGTCGCCCCTTTGCTTTTCCACATGCGCGTTGGTCAGGATGATCTGACGGACATGGCCAGTCTGCCACGAACGCCGTCCGAGCCAGTCCCGCCACACTCGGCACCGGATGGCGTTCGGGACGGGAAAACCTCGAGGCCGCGTCTATGCGGCCGGTGAGCCCGGGAAGCGCAGCACGGTTTCGGCGATGTGCCCGACTTCCATCGAAAGTCCGTGGTCGACGTAAGGCTGGATGCCATGTGCCTTCGCCAGCCGGCAGAAGTGCCCGTCCTCACCATAGCGCCCATTCTCAAACCACGGGCGTGGCAGGGCAGTGAAGACCCCGGCCTTTATCAGTGCGACCCCGAAGCCGACAAAATCGACGGGCTCCAATCCCTCCGACTTAGGCTCGATGGCGACGGTCCGTTCCCCGACAAAATTGCGAGCCGTTGAGACAACCCGATCCGGATCACGCTTCCGGATGTTGCAGCCGACGAACGAGACGTCATGCGTAGCGAGGCGAAAGAACGTATCGGGTGGGAATGTCTGATCTACGTCCACGCAGAGGAGGTAATCGGGGTTCCATTCCAGCGCGATCTCCGCCAGCCGCTCCCGAGCGCGCGCAATGTTCGAATTGCCAGGTACCATGTGGGTGCGAATTTCGGGCCGAACCTCTTCGCCGTTGACGACGAGGCGTTGGCTGAGAATGTGCGTCACCATGCCGACCAATGAAAGTGTGAAGTGAGCTTTGGTTTCGCTGTGCGCCGGATAGCAGATCGCGATTTTCACCCCAGATCGATAGCCTGTGTGGCCCGTTCTAGCTACAAGATTTGCTTGACGGAGAGCCCGTCTACGGTCCCGCCTGCATATTCATTCCGCCACGCCAGGCCTCCGTCACCAAGATCGGTAACGGCTACATCCTGCGATCCCGGGCCACTGTTGGAGCCCGCTCCGCCATTGCCGCCTAGAAAGAAGGAGTTGGCTCCGCTGCCCTCCGTCCACGACACGCGATAAGTGCCGGTTGAAGAGATCACCGGCGCCGCGGTCGTCGCTATCACGTCGCTGCCGAAGGTCGGATCGAAGACCATTGCCCCGGCCATGGTCGGCGCCACGCCGTCGAGCACGGTGAATATCCAGCCGGTCGACCCGTTCATTTCGCCGTTGACGACGAGCTCCGGCCCCAGCGATACAGCCGCCGCCTTGACCATCGCCGCCCCCTGGGACGCGATCGCCAGCCCAGAAACACGCGGCAGCATCAGCTGAAATCGCCTACGGCGATCGCCGACACGTTCGCGCCGGTCGTCACCTTCCAGGCGCCGCCGATGCTCTTCATGCCGAGGAATACGGTGAACGGCGCCAGCGTCGGCAGCGCCGTGGTGCCGCCGCCGGCGAAGATTGCGACGGCGGCGCCCGCTCCGTCCCTCACCGACACCGCGCCGGCGGCGGCGGCGGCCGGAACGATGACGAGATGCGAGAGATAATCCCCCGCCGCGCCCGCGCCGCCGAGCGCCTGGTCCGTCTGCGCGGCGGCAACGACCGCATATTCCGCCGCCGGATTGACCGAATAGACGTTGTGATGCGCGTCGGCGGAATCGTATTTCCAGGTCATCTCATGCCCTCTCTTGCAGGTGACGTGCGCGCGGCGATGCCGCCGGCGGTCCGGCAGCCTCGGCGCGCGCGAAATCGATAAGCGGCGTCAGCCCGCCGCCGGCGGCCCGTCGCTGCCCGTTCCGCCAGCCATGGCGGCGGTGGTGTAGATGAGATCGCCGATATGGCCGATCTTCCAGCTGAGGCCGTGGTCGACATGGGCCGTGACCCCGGCCCGCTTCAGCCGGCGGAACAGAGTGAAATCCTCCGACACATAGCCGCTTCCGTCCGGCTTCGGCTCGAGCTGGAAATAAGGCGGGTCCAGCCGGTCGAAGACCGCGGCGCGCATCAGGCAGACGCCGAGGCCGATCGCGTCGACCGGCTCGACCGCTCCGCTTTTCGCCAGCGCCTCGCTCGTCTGCACCAGCCGCCCGTCGCGCTGCGCCACCGGCTCCGGCGCGGCCGTGCGGCGGGCGTAATTGCAGGCGACGACGTCCTTGCCGTGGCCGAGCAGCCGGACCAGCGTCTCGTTCGGGAAGGTGTGGTCGGCATCGAGCCACAGGATCCAGTCCGCGCCCCAGCCCCGCGCTGCATGGACCAGGCCCTCGCGCACGTCGAGCAAAGGCCCTTGCGCCAGCATCGTCTTCAACTCGTCCGGCATCACCCGCGCGCTGTGGACCAGCATCCCGGCCAGAGAGAGGGTGAATCTCGCCTTGGTGTCGCGGTGGCACGGGATGCAGATCGCGATCTTCATTCTTGATCCGTTATCAGCTTCGACCGGCGGGCACCACGGATGGCGGCGGGCGTTCCGCGCAGGCCGAGCGCCCGCTCCGCCGCCGCCATCCGCGCCTCCAGCGCTCTCCGCGCCGCCCGCTCGCTCCGGGCGATAGCGATCAGGCCGGCCACCGCCCGTTCGTACATGAAACCGGCCGGCATCCCGTCCGGCTCGCGGTGGACGAGCTTGCCGAGTCCGACCGCGAGCGCCTGCTCCGCGCTCACGCCCCAATGCCGCCGGCGCCGGTCGTCCGCCGCGCATTTCGAGCGATAGGTGAAGGGCTCGAGCCGCAGCAGCCGCTCCGCCTCCTCCTCGCCGAGCGGCCGCGCATCCTGCTTGAAGCGCATCGAGGAGGTCGATCGCAGCAACTGCGCCCCGCTCGCCGACTGGAAGACGTTCGCCGCCGACGCCGTCGTGCCCGAGACGATGGCGACGCCGCTGCTGGTGATGTCGAGCATCGACCCGCCATTGGCGCCGAGCGAAAGGTTGCAGGCCGAAGCGGCGAGTATGGAGGTGGTCGGCGTTCCGCTCGCCGCGCTGTGGGAGATCGAGATGTTCCCCTGGCCGGACTGAAGAAAGGTCGCGTCGGTCGCCCGGACGTTGTTCGCGACCGTGAGGCTGTTGCCGATCGAGACCGCGCCGACCGTCGAGACCGTCAGCCGGTCGGTGACGAATCCGCTGTTGAGGGTGGCGATGCGGAAATCGTCGCCGCTGGCATGGGCCGGCTGGTAGACGAGCCATTCCTGGATCGCGCCGCCATTGTAGAGATGATAGCCGCACTGGCCGGCGCGGTTCACCGAACAGCTGTAGAGCGAGCCGCCGGTGGCGACGGCGACCTGGTTGAGCCTGGCCTGGCTGCCGCTGAACTCGGCCACCAGCGACGAGCCGGCCATCAGCCCGATCGTCTTCCCGCTCTTCACGTAAAGCAGCCCGTAATCGCCCGACGCATTGTTGGCCGCGTTGACGCCGCCCAGCATGTTGAACCCGTCCGTGGCCGTGCTGCCCCATCCGGTGGGGATCAGCGATACGGTCGGATTGGCATGGCCGGTCTGCTGATAGCCGGCCTGTACCGATGCGGAGGTCGTCGAGATCCCGCCGCCGAAGCTGGCGCCGGTGGCGAAGGAGGCGGCGGTCGAGGTGAAGGACGCCGTTTGCGTCCCGTTCGTCCGGAAGGAAACGCTGGCGCCGTCGACGCTCAACGGCCCGAAGGCATTGGTGGTGCGGTTGTAGGAAAGAACGTAGCAAACGCCGCCTTGCTGGACGATCTCCACCCCGAGGCCGGTCGAGCCGGTCGGGGCCTGGGTCGCGACGCCCTCGAACCGCGCCGCCTCCGCCGCGCTGGCGTGCCGCAAGGGGCCGGAGAAGATATTGGCGCCGGAGTGAATGTTCCCGCCGTTCAGCAGCGGCACCGCGGCCCCGGACGTGCCGATCGTCTTCGTCGCCGCATTGCCCAAAGCGGAGCCGAGCGTGCCGCCCGCGAAACCGAGATTGCCGCCGATCGTCACCGCCGACCATGCGTCCGCGCCCGAACGATAGTAGATCGTGCTGGTGCCGCTCAGCCCTTCCAGCGCGGCGAGATCGTTGGCCAGCCCCAGGGTCGGATTGCCGGCGACGCCATTGCCGTTGGCGATGGTGAGTCCGGCCGCCGGGCCGAGGATCGTGCGGGCGGCGAAGGCGTCGGGCGCGGTCTGCGCGACTAGGCCGTTGGCATTATAGGCCGCCAGCGCCGCCAGCGTCGGGTCGTAGGGCTGCACCTCCTGCCAGGCGCCGCCGTCCGAATAGGCGATGCGCGAGACGGTCGCGTTCCAGGCGAGGCCGCCGCCATGATCGGCGGCGGCCGGCAGGTCGGCCGTCGCCGAGGGCCAGAGTCGGAACGGCGCGTCCATCACCTGCTTGAAGGCGGCGAGGATCGAATCCGCGAAGCGCCGCAGCCAGACCGGCCCCTCGGACGGGGTAAACAGCCTCACCGGCCGGTCGCGATGCTGAAGCCGGCGCGGCCGGGAAGATCCGCGGTCAGGCCGCTCGCCGCCCGCCGCCGCGTCTCGCGGCGCAGCTTCGCCAGCGCCTCCTCTTCCTCGTCGCGGGCCAGCGCCATGCCGTCGGGATCGCGCAGCGAGCCGCGGGCGAGGATCTTCTTGGCGCAGGCGAGGATCAGCCGGTAGCCCTCATTGGTCCAGGCGTTGGACGAGGCGGGAACGCCGAGATCGGCGATTCCGTAAACGCCCAGCACGTAGGCCGCGTCGGGCGTCGGCCAGAAATGGAGCAGCCCGCCCTCCTCCGCCCAGCGGCAGGGGAGGCCCGTCTCGACCCGCCCCTGCAGGCTCGCCAGCGGCACTTTCAGGAGCGCCATTCCTTGGCAGGTCACCAGGCTCGCCGCCCGCATCCCGGCGGGAAGAGCGACGGTGGCAACGTTCGTCGTGGTCGCATTTCCCGTCGCACGGTTGAACCAGAACGGTTCGTCCGCATAGGTTTCGATCGCATCCGCAATCGCGTCGGTCAGCGCCTGAGCCAGCTCGCCGCCCGCTCCGAGATCGTCGCGATTGGTATCGAGGATGATCCGCGTCTGCAGCTGCGCCAAAGTCGCCATGCGCATTTCCTTCGCTTGGCCTCCCCCTCGATGGGGGAGGTTGGTGGGGGTGAGGTTCGACGCAGGCTGGGCGGCCTCGCCCCGCTACCCCGCCGAGCTTCCGGGCGAGGAAAAAGAAGGGAGGGGCCGCGAAGCCCCTCCCGATGAGCGGGTCGCCCCGCCGCGAGACCGAGGGCTGCCGGGCAGCCCTCAGCCCCGCATCATCAGTTGTTGTGCAGCCGGCAGGCCAGCGCCCCGCGCAGCGTCTTGTAACCGTAGAGGACATCGAGCCGGGTCGGGAACCGGTCCGAGTTGATGTCGTACTGCCGGACGACGCGCATCGAGATGCCGTCCATCACCTCGCGCCGGGCGAAGTCGACGCCCTGCGGCATCACCAGATCGGCGGTGGCGAAGGCGAAGGCTTCCTTCTGGAACAGCAAGGACGTGCCCACCGCGGTCGAGGCGGTGCCGGCGACGCTCACCGCCTGGGTGGCGCCGGTCGCGGCGGCGACGCAGTTCTGCTTGGCGCCGCCCAGCACGATCGACGGCGAGATCGCCACCGATCCGCCGCCGCCCGCATAATCGGCGGTGACGACGAACTGGCGCGCGACGCCCTGGTCCGCCTTGGATTCCGGATGGACCCGGTTGATCCCGGCGATGGTGACCACGTCGCCCTTCTTCAGCGTGCCGGTGCCGGTGGCGACGGTGATCGCGGCATATTCGGTGCCGTCGGTCGCCAGGGCCGTGGTGTTGGTCGTGTAGGCGCCGTTCGCCGCGCCGCGGCTATGGGCCGGCACCAGCGTGTTCTCGGCGAAGTCGAAGCCGGCGGTGCGGCCGACATAGCCCTCCTTATATTGCTTGGCGATCACCTCCTGGGCGTTGAACAGGCCCTTGACGTCGGTGACGATGTCGACCTGGTCCTGGGTGTTGAGCAAGGCGGTGCGGTCGTTGGAGGGCGCCAGATGGTCCTGCAGGATCTTGCGGCCCTGCAGCACCCTGGAAAGCGTCGCTGCCGAGCCGCCGTTCCACACCGAATTGGCGACGTCCTTGTACATCGAGAGCGCGTCCGCCTCCATATTGGCGGCGAGCACCGACATCGCCGGCTCGAGGATGCGCGAGGAGAAATCGTCCAGGCTCATCGTCAGGTCGGCCGAGGTGAAGTTGAGGTCGACGCCCTTCTGGGTCGCGACCTGCAGGGCGACATTGGTCTCCGACGTGTCCTGCGCGCTCAAGGTCGCGCCGGTCCGGACCGTATACTGGTTCGGCAGGCGGATCTTCAGCGTGTCGCCGATCTTGGCGCCGGACTTGGCGAAGCTGTCGTCATATTCGCGGACGATATTGCCGACGAAGTTGAGCTTCTGGTGGAGGATGCGGAGCGCCTCGCGGGTCACCGCAACGGGAGTCAAAAGGCTGTTTGCCATGGGTGAAATTCCATCTGTGGGAAGGCCGGCGCCTCACGGCGCGGGTGTGGGTTGAAAGAAAGCCCCTCTCCCTGCGGGAAAGGGTGCCGCTTTATGGGCGGCGCGTGAAGGATCGGCGGCCGGGAGGCCCCACCCGGTCCTCCCTGCGGCCGCAGGCCGTTGGGAGGGGGGGGCGCACGAAGTGCGGTGGAGGGGCGCCGGCACGGCGCGGCAACCGCCCTAGCGGGCCCGCTTGCGGACCTGCTCGTTCCGGCGCCGCGCCCATTCGTCGACGCTCAGCCGGTCGTCCAGTCCCTTGGGCGGAGACGCGCTGGTCCCCACCCGGGCTGCTGGCTGGGCGGTCTGGGCGGCGGCGTGGCGCTGCGCCTGCTGCTGCCTGCGGGTGATGCTTCGATATTGCCAGGCGTCGTGCAGGACCTTCACCATGCGCGGATCGGTGAATTCCTCGATCTCCCCGCGCTGAAAGCCGTATTGCGAAACGCCATGGTCCAGCAGCGCTTCGGCGAGCTGGGGCGACCAGTCCTTGATGTCGCGCGCGAGCACGGCGCGCCCTTCCTCGATCTGCCTGGCAGTCTCCTGCTGCTGGACGAGATGGCGCTGCTGCGCGACTTGCGCGAACTGCCCGGCGGCCTGGGACCGGGCATTCTGGAGCTGTTGGAACTGCCGCCAGCCTTTCTGGGCCTCGAACGGGTCCTGGTCCTCCCAGGCATCCCAGTCGATCCGTTGATAATGGGCGAGCTGCTGGTCGATCGTGACCAGCTGCGCCCGCGCCGCCACCTCCGCCTCGCCGGCGCCGCGGATGGCCTGCCGCTCGGCCTCGACGGCCCGGCGCAGATCCGCCACCTCCTGGGTCTTGCGGGTGTAATCGGCCTGCCGAAGGAACGCGTCCTTCAGCGCCTTCGGCACCTGGTACTTGCGGCCGTCATGCTCGATCTCCTCGATCTCGGAAGCGGAATCCGCATCGCCCGGCTCCTCTTCCTCGGGCGCCTGCCCTGAGCTTGTCGACGGGTCGATCTCTTGGGGGACTTCCTGCGCCGGGCTGCCGATGTCGACGAGCGACGTGTCGGCACCCTCGACCGGATTGGTCGCACTTTCGAATTCCATATCCATCTCCGGGAAAAGCCGCGCCTCACGGCGCGGCGGGTTGACCCGCTCCTCGAAAGGTTGGCGGGAAAATCAAATGTAAGGAATACGATCGGCTTCAGCGGCCGCGGTACGAGCGATCCCGCAAAAAGCTGCGTTTGCCTGACAAACAGGAATCCCAAGGACACATGCTCAATTCCTGCGCCCCGGTTTTAGCGTGCCGATCGCCAAAAAGGCTAACGGACCCCGTTTTTGTACCGATGCCTTAGCCACTGTATTCTATCGGTGGTTTCACGGAGGAGGCATTGGAGATACGAGACATCTTCGTCTTGAGACGCTCCGCCGGCTTCCTTCATGCAAGTTCTGTCACGGTGTTGAACCCAGGCTCTTTCACCAGCTCGCAGCGCACGCACCTGCGACGGCGGCAGGCGGCGGATCAGGCCGGCGTACAAGTGGTTGAGTTCCTGGTCGCTCCTGTGGAGCTCCGCTCTATTGCAATCTTCGATAGCGGGCATGACGCCTTCGGCGGCTTGGCCGGTCTTCAAGCATGCCGCATAGGGATCGGCAGCGGCCCCTTGTCCGGCCTCCGCGGCGGCTGGAGCGGGAGCAACGTGCCCGATGAGGAGGGCGACGGCGGCACCCGACAGCAGAGCTGGCCTGCGAAAGCGCCGACAAAGCTTGATGCCATCCATAGCGCCTCCTCACTGCCGACGAAGCTGCATCCGTTGCGCTTCGATTCTCTCTTTACCGTATCTGTTTTGCGGCAGGGACGCCAACGTGCCGGCTTTTGGCAGCAGAACTGACGCTGTTTTCGGAAATCATCCCCCGAGCTGCTGCCCGGCGTCCCCCGGAACCGCCCGCACCACCCTGTGCCTGCGGCGGCGGCATCAGGCGGAAGCGCTCCGCCGCCGGTCGGCGGCCTCCCTGTTCCCATGTTGTTCCATAGGACCGGGTCTGGTAAGAGCGCCGACCGAAACTGATCCTCGTGCTCAGGAGACCGCGGCTGTGACGTTTGCACTTTTGCGGACCATCGCGTTTCTCGCCATCGCCTGCGCCGCGGTACCTGCAGCCACGGCCCAGAAGGCTCATGTCAGGCAATATTATCCGAAGGATATCCAACCTCTCATCGATCGAGAGATCCGGTGGAACGAACTCTGCCGCGGCGGCATTGGCGAGGACCCGCAAGGGCCGACATGCCGCCGGCGGGATCGGCTGGTCCGTCAGCTTGAGCGCCGCGGATGGTGCCATGGTTCAAGAAACAGGGACGCGGCTGAGTTTCAGATGACTTGGCTCCCCTGTACCAGGGATCGAACCCGCTAATTTCAGCCGCCGTGCACCGGCTCGAAAACCCAACCACGATCGGGGGTGGGTTGCGATGGCCGGGGAGAAGGCAGCTGAGGCGGCCTCCGAGCGGGCGTGCTGCCCCTACCTCCCGTGACATGCACCGGGATCGCTCCCATCGCTTCTGCCACAGCAGCGCGTTCCGCGCTGTCTCGAGTGGGGTTTGCCGGCCTCTCGACGTAGGTTGCAAAACCTGCGGCGATGTCCGGAGCGCCCCGTCCTGCGGCGTGCGCGTGCTGCCACGTTCTTCTTTCGGTATGTGCCAATTCCCATTCCTGAAAGCGGATCTGCTGGTCTTCGGTCGAGTTCTCGACCGACACCCCCATCGTGCGGCGGAACAGGTCCCGCCGAGGCCCGGTCCACATCCATAAGCCGCGACCACCTTGATTCGGGTGGCCGCGAATGCGTTCGCGAGAACGATAATCGGCCCCGCTCTCCATTGCCGCGTTGGCGGCCAGCGCCGTCGCGTCGTCCACGCTGTGGCCGCCGGCGATGAGCCGATCTCGCAAAGGCGCCCCAACCCGGGCCCTAGCCAAGGTACCGGCTGGCGAAAGCCTGCCGGCGCCACGCACCCTGGGCCGAACTGTGGCGGCCGCATGGGGACCGGCGGCGGGCGCAATCGGCGCCGCGGGCCCCTGCCGGGCGTTCTGCGGTGGCGGCGCCTGGACAAACCTTCCGGGTTGCTGCGGCACACGTCCCCCTGAGGCGGTTGCCTGTGAGAGATTGCCACCTACTGCCTGTGCGAGCATCCGATGCGCTGGAATGGCACCAATCTGACTGGGGCTGGATTGAATTGCCGTCCCACCGGTGAGCCCGCTCCAGCTGTCGTAGACGGGCGGCTGCACCGAATGCCGTCCTTGCGGGCCGGCCGGGCCCGGCAACGGACCAAGCGTAGTTGGCGCGTCGATGGCTGATGGCTGCGGCGGCTGGCTCAACCAGTCTGCGGTAGGCGCTGCGGAGCGCACCTGGCCATATCGTGCCAGGATCTTTGCATCGAGCGCTGGCGATGGCAGCGTCGACGGTACTGCGAAAGGGTAGGCTGGGGGTGCCGAAGTTGTACCGGCCGCCTGCATCGGCATGGGGTCGGCCGCGGTCACCGGAGATGCACCTGCTGCCTGGATCGCCGACGGGCCGGGGGCCTGCACTTGATTGACCGTCGCCGGCACCCCGCCAACGTCGATGCCCGCGCCGCCAGCATCCAGCATCGGTGGCGGCTGCCGGCCGAAGAAAGGCACGATCGGCAGCAGGCTCGCGTCCGGCGCCGGATCGCCGGCGCTCCAATCCATTTCCCAAGGCTTCACCATTTGCAGTCCTTCGATAGATCGTTCGCCCCGACCAACACCGGTCGGATCAGCCCACCATTCCCGGCGGCTGCACCGCCCGCATCCGCTCGGTCTGCGCCTCATAGGCGTGGATCTGGTTCGCCTCCGACTTCACCTGGGTCTCGGCCATCCGGTTCCTGAGCGCCTGGCGGAGCGTCGCATTCTCCTGCTGGAGCTGCTGCAGCTGGGCGAGGCCCTCCTGGATCTGCTGCTGGACCGCTGGGGGGAGACCGCCACCGGCGCCCCCTCCCCCGCCCGGCCCGGCGCCCCCCGAACCGCTGCCCGCACCCTGCGCCTGGGGCGGCAGCATCAGGCGGAATCGCTCCGCCAGCCGGTCGGCGAGCGGCATGTCCTGCTGCTCGACCCAGAGATCGGCGATCAGCGGGATCACCTGCGGCGCCGCCTGCATCATCTGCATCATCAGGTCGGAGGCCTCCGCCCGCCGCGTCGTATAGGCCGGGCCGGACGAGACGCTGAGGTCGTATTTCCCCGCCGCCAGGTCGAAGATATGCGCGACCGTCTCGCCGGCCGCGTTCGGCACCGGCGTCACCGCCTGCCCGGTCGGCGCCACCGCCACATTGGCCGGCGCCAGATCCTCGCCGAGCACCCGGACCATCCGCTCGGTCGTGTAGACCCTGGGGATGAGGTCGAGCAGGATGCGCCCGCCGTGACGGATCGCGCGGCTGAGATTGTCGATGAAGTGGAAGGTGGAAACATCCCCTTCCCGCTGCCGCGCCATGATCGCGCGGCCCGAAGTCTCGTTGCTCCGCGCGCCGAGCGAGGCATCGTAGATGCCGATGATCGCCTTCATGTCGTCATTGGCGTTGAGCGCCTCCTGCAGCGCTCCCGCGGGGACGCCGGCGAAGGGCATCCGCTCGGGAAAGCGCGCCCCGTTCGGCACCATCAATTTGGCGTGCGAGGCGCTGTTCGCCGTGTCCCAATTGGGATCGATCGAGAAGGCCTTCTCCTCGCCCACCCAGGGCGCCTTCGGAGCCAAAGCGACCAGCTCGGTCGTCGTCGTCCGCCAGTAATTGAACATCTGCTGCGCCGATTTGGCGTCGCGGATCAGCGAGCGGAAATGGCGGCGCCCGTTCTCGTCGACCACCTCGTCGCCATAGACGGGCACGATCGGGATATATTTGCCGGCCCAGTCGACCGTCTTCAGGATCTCGGCGCCGGTCATCAGCCGCTGGGTGACCTTCCAGCTCTCCACCCGGCGCGGCCGGCCGACGATCTCGAGCCCGGCAAAATGCTCCGGCTGCGCCGCCAGCTCGTCCGTGCCGACGACGGCGCCGTCCGACAAAGCGACGATCTCGCGCGCCACTTTCTCGCGCGTCCAATATTCGGCGAGCACCACATCCTCGCCGTCCAGCCAGTCCGGGCAGTCGGCGAAGTCATACTCCCAGTTCGTCCTTTCCGCCTCCGGATAGTCGCGCTCGAACGCCTCCTTGCTCATCGTCGTGATGACGAAGGCGCTGTTCCAGTCCGAGCTGTCGGCGGCGGTCGAGCGCGGGTCGCCGTAGACCGCGAACGGGTTCGACACCCGCTCGACGACGATGTCCTGGTCGAAGGCGTCGTCGCTCGTATAACGGGTGTTGATCCGCCAGAAGCCGAAGCCCTGGCCGACCGCATGCTCGATCGCCGTGTCATAGGCGACGTCGGCGTCGGACGCGGCCTCGATGTTGCGGATCAGGCCGTTATAGATTTCGGCGACGCGCCTGTCGGCGCCGCTGTCCTGCGGGTGGACCTTGATCGCCGGCTTGTTCTGCCGCGCGTCGTTGACCACCTGGCGGATGAAGGCCGGCATCTTGTTGAAGGTGAGGCAGGGGCGGTTCTCGCGCCGGCGCTGCTGCTCGACCGAAACATCCCATTGCCGCCCGAGCCGCGCGAATTCGAGGTCGGCGCGCGCTTCCTGCTGGTTCTCGTTCCAGGCGTCGCGCGCCCGCTTGTAATCGTCGCGCGCGGCGGCGAGGATCTTCTCGTCGGACGCCTGCCGATCATCCTGTTCCCGCTCATCCTCGTCCCGCTCATCCTGAGGAGCGGCCGACCCCGGACCTGAGCCGGGGGAGGACGCGTCTCGAAGGGCCCCGCTTCGGGCTTGTCGAAGAATCATCCCATCCATCCCCCTTGTCCATGATGCGCAACCTTGGGCGCGCTCCGCCGCTCCTGCGGCGCCTCGTAGGCCACGCACATCAGCCCGAAAGCGTCGGCGCCGTGGCTCGCCCAGTCATGCTCCGGCCCCAGGCCGACATTGCGCTTGCCGTCGATTCGCTCGTGATAGGCGGCGAGCGACTTCAGCCCGTCGCGGCAATTCTCCTCGTTGAACCAGATCGAGGGGAAAAGCCGCCGCGCCGCCTCGATCCGCTTCATCGCCGCGCCCTTGCCCTGGTTCGGGACGGTCTGGACGCGGAAGCCCGCCTCGCGGAGATGGTCCTCATATTTGAGCGCCGACACGCTGTCGCGCCGCGCTCCGTCATGCGGCAGCACGCATTCGGCGGCGCCATAGCCGCGGCCGCGCAGCCAGTCGGCGTAAAAGCCGAGCGGCTGCCCCTGCCCTTCGCAATAATCGAGCACACGGATCTCGCGCCCGGCAAATTGCGCGACCCAGATCGAAGTGGAATCACTCACCCCCAGGTCCCAGAAGGCACGCAGCGCGAGCAGAGGATCGGCGGCGACCCGTCCGATCCGCCCTCCTTCCCTGGCCTCGGCGAGCGGCGCTGCATAATAAGCGCCGTCCACCGCGGTCACGTAGCCGCCGCCCCAGACATGCTCGGCGCGGGCCGGGTCCGCCTCATAGTCGAACTCCATCTCGGCCTGGAGCGGCGTGCCGGAGAACCAGGGATTGTCGCGCCAGCTCACCTTCCGGAGCAGCGCCTGCGGCGGCGGCGTCCGGCCGCGGAAGAACAGGTCCACGGGATCGTGCTCGAATTCCGGGTTCCAGCTGAACCACAGTTCCGATCCCGGCTTGCGCATCGTCGGCCGGACGATCTTCAGCGACCGCTCGGAGAAGGCGCTCGCCTCCTCGCCCCAGAAGATGTCGGCGCCCTCCAGCGACTTGATCGCGTCCGGATTGCGCCACAGGCCGATATAGGTGAATTGGGAGCCGTTGAGGCCGCGGGTCATCTTGTCGAGGCAGCGGAAGCGCGCCGACAGGCCGAGCGTCGCGATCTTGTCCTCGACCAGTTGCTTGACCGAGTCCCGGAGGCTGTTCTGGATCTCGCGGGCGCAGACGATGCGAAGCGGCTTCTGCGCCGCGAGGATGACGAGTGCGGTGGCGAAGCTGTGCGACTTGGCCGAGCCGCGGCCGCCATGGAAAGCCTTGTAGCGATGCGGTTCGAACAGGCCCCGGAAGGCCGCCGGCATCTCGACCTCAGACGAAACGGATGACGAGCTCGATGCCGACCGGCCCGCCTTCCTCCCCGGCGAGCTGGAGCGGGATGAGCTTCGGGTAGATCGAGGCCCAGAAGACGCTCTCATTCTTCGCGTCCTCCCGCACCCACGCCACCAGCCGCTCCACCCCGCCGAGATCGACGGCCGCGGCGGCAATCGCTTCGCGCGCCGCGATGGGCAGGCGCGCCGAACCGCGCGCGGCCTTGGCGGCTGCTGGCGTTTCCCTCGGTTCGGCAGGCGCGGCCTTCCTTGAGCCCCGCTTCTTCAGAGGAGGGGTCGGGGCGGCGGAGTCACGGGTGGCGGCCAC